TTTCTAATTGGCATACCTTTAGCACCAAATCTGACTATCTGTACTCTGCCTGATCTTTTATTTCTTACATAAACTCCAAACTTCTTTGAAGCAGATGGTGTTCTAAAAGGTTTATTTAATTTTCTATTTCCATGTTGTGACATAATTTGTAATTATCATACATCATTCACAAATAAAACCTTGAAATGTGCCACGACCATCATTTAACATCCAAGTATTTTTTTTTGAATTATAACTTGCTATCTGTTCTCTGTGATCATTTCCTATATCCATACACTCATGAACTTCAACAGGTCTTTGAAAACCATATCGTTCAAGTATAACTTCTCCTTGAAAAGTTAATAATATAACAACTAAATATTTGCACATTATCTTTTAAAATGTCTTGGTCTCCATTTATTACAAACATAAGTATCTTTGACACCTCTAGTTCTATAAACACCGCAGAAGCCATGTTTATTTGAGTAGAGTCCGCATGAACCACATGAACCTCTACCTGTTGATGGTCTAAAATCTTGTGGCATTTGATATGGAATAAACTCTCCATTGGAATAGAAGCTTGATCTTTTATTCATTTACCTTGTCCTCGATAATTATGCTTACCTCTCATTCTGCGTTTGTTTTTATTCATTGATGAAGTTTTAGGTCGTCTGCCAATAGATGTACCATTAAATGTTTTTTCGTACAGTACAACTGCACCATAAACATTACCCTTTTTCTTTGCCATTCAAATCTTTAACTTCTTCTGCTTGTGCTTCAATAATTAATGGTAAAGGCTCTGTTGTAGATGTTGTGTGAACTTTATCTACCATATTCAGGTAATTCTTAGACAACCATATCAAAAGCTTATCATTACCTTTCATGGCTTTCTCGTACATTCTTTTTCTTAAACTAGCTTTGCCTTTGTTTTTATTTATCTCTAATAAATCGGCAAATCGTCTTTGTAAAGTTCTTGCAGATATTCCAACAATGCTACCTATTTCTTCTTGTGTGCATCCTATTTGACTTAAATTAGCTAATACTTTCTCATCAATAGATTTATGTGGTCTGCCTAATTGTTTCTTCTTTTCTGCCTTATTAATGTCGGATTTCATAATCCTATATTAATATCTTTTTTAACTCCTTTATGCAACCAATAGGAAAGACATTTCTATCACTAAAGCTTTCTTCGTTCTCATCATAACTAGCAAATGTTTTAAGATGTTTCTTATCTTTTGAATAAACATATCCTGTTGTTGTCATTAAACAAGGTTTCATTGCATCAAATTCTTTAGAACTTGCGTGTCCTGAGTCTCCCAAAATATCAAACCACTTAATCTCGTAAAAATAGAATTTTTTTTTGTTTATTGAAATGTGTCTAAATTTTGACTTTTTTTTTACCATTATTCTATTGTAAATCCATTATCTAAAACTATTTTATCTTCTGTTTCAATCCATACTCTCGCACCACATGGCAAAGGTTTTAAAGGTCTATATACTAATTTAGATTTACCTAAAATATCAACTTCACTAGCATAAGTATTAGATTTAGATGTTTTAACAGTTATTACAGGCTCGTTTGTATTATTTTTTTTATTTGATCTTATTTTATGTTGATTGATATGTATTTTTTTTTTCATTAATGTTTTTTTTTATCTATTGATTCTAATACTGCTCTATAATATTCAAGCTGGGTTTTGAGCATTTTATTTTCTAATGAAAGTTTTATCAATCTTTTTCTGACATATTTAAATATTCGTAATAATCCTATCATTGATACTCTTTGATCGGCTCATCTTTGTATTTATGTTTGAGGTACTGTTTGCCCTCTTTTTCTAAGATGTTATATTCTCCCCAAGAGCCAACTGTTTTATACCCATTATTCACATCCTTGCTTAGCCCTATACTAATAGATTCTTTAGTATATAGTGTATTAGTATCAGGCGATAGGTGGTGTTGAGGTGGTTGCGTATCATCTATGTACTGATATTTGTCATAGTTTAAGCACTCAATTATACTTACTTTTCGGCTAGGGTGGTTAGAGGTGGGCAATAGGTGGTGTATTCTGACATTAATCATCTTCCTATTTTTAAGCCTTTTAATAAAAGTCCTCATTTCAGAATAAGTAATACCCCATATCTCAGCATTTTTTCTTAAAGGAAATATTAATTCTGCCTTTTTTAGAAATATTTTGTTATCTAAAAAATTTAAGGTCTTATCTCTATGAGTTGCCTGACTAATCATATAAATCCATATTGCACATTGTTTTAGATTTTTAAATACAGGAGATTTCCATATCTTTCTCCAAACTAATAAATACCCACTATTGCGTTCCATTCTTCTATCCTCTCTCTCAGTTGTTTTTGTAATTGTTCTTCTGTTCCATATTTTGACTCAAAAGCTTTTTTGCCTAAATGCACCGATATTTTACCTGTCCTATGGTGTGAAGCACATAAAGGCAAAATGTTAAAATGTGAGGGTCTTAGACCCATTCCTGTATGCTTTCTGATGTGATGTATCTCTGCTGGAATATTTAATCCATCTTGATGACAGGCAATACATCCATAATTAGATACTGCTTCCATCCACTTTCTCTCAGCTAAATTTGGTCTTTTTTTCATATTAACAACATCTGAGTAGTAATTTTTTTTCCTAAATCATACTTTATGTTCTTGTCTTTTGGATATGGAAACTTTTTAAGTTTTAAAGTGTTCATAAAATTTTTCTTGTGCTTTTTATTGCAGTTAAAATAAATATACCTATGTTTTCCCTTGACTTCTTTTTTAACTAATTTAAGTTTTTTTATAATTTCATTTGAATCAGGTATAAATTCATAATCTGTCATTATTTTGTCAAATTTATCATCAAAATTTAATATTTCTTTAAGTTTTATCCAATCATCAATTTTAGGAAAGCTAAAGCCCGAGTCTAATCTAAACCAGTGAGCCGCAGTATCTTTATAACCAAATATCTTATCTAATTGTCCAGCAGTATAATTACCTTTAAAATTTCTTAAATAATTACCTATTTCTATCTTGTTTATTAATTCTTCATTTTTTCTTCTTTTAACTAATGACACTTTTAGTTTATTGTTTTTTTGATAATGACCTATATTTCTAAAATGAAACTCTTTACCATCTTTATCAATTAATTGAGATAAATTAGAACTTTGACCTGTATAAATAAAATTAGTGGCTTGATATATATAACCTGAGTGATTCATATTAGGATCTGCAAAAGAAACGATTATTTTAGGTTTTTTTAACATTTTTATAGATTTTGACACAAATTGACTTAAAGTATTTTTAGGTAAATTATCATTAATTACTAAACGATTTAACTCTAAAACATATTGTGCATTTTCTTTACCACATATACTCTCGGCTAAAGTTGAACTAGGTGGCATACCAAAAGTTATTACTCCCTCAATCATTTTTTCAATATATAATCCAAAAGCATAACTAACAGAACAAAGTCTTTTTGCATAATGTTTTTGCAATATCCATTTTTCATAAAAAGATTTATTTATTGGTCTTATTATCATTTATTCTAGCAATTAAAATTTCTATTTTCTTTTCCATACTATGGCAGTTTTACCATAAGGGGTTTCTCGTCTTTTACCACTATCCTCTACCAAGTTTAAAATCTGTAATTCTCTACATCTTGCAGTTACAGAACTTAATGGCATTTCCAACTCATCAGCTATTTGATAATTAGTTGATGACTCAGTTTTAATATACTCAAAAACTTGTTCTCTTTTTGTCAGTTTATCTTTTTTATTTACCCAAGCTGATTTGCTTGTGTCTGTATAATTATAAGCTTGATAGTCTAGTTCTAATTGTTTCATAATAGTATTGCTCCCAATATAAAACCAAGCATGAAGCCGATTATACCCTCTCGGTAATATAACGACCACATACTTAGCTTTTCTTTTAGTTTATTAAAATGGTGGTAAATCATCATCAAAAGATTCTTCAGGTTGCTTTCTAGCAACTTCTACTTGTTGCTGTTGAACCTGTGGGATTGCTTGTGCGATTGGTTTCATACCATCTACATTAGGTTGAGGTTTAAATGGTTTAATCATAATAAAACTTAAAACCATTTGTGTATCTCCTTGATCGTATTTATTTGGAGTCTCAATAGTTTGAGTTTTAGCCATCCATTTACCTGTATAACCTTGTTTAACAAAGTTTTGTACTCCCTCTGTTAAATACCATTCGTTTATTTGTGATAGCTTATATTTTTTCTTTGTTAAGCTACAAGTAAATAAACTTTTGGCATCAGCCTTGTATTCAAACTTAGGTGATTTTTTACCTGTGGGTCTTAAATACAATGTTAATGCACAAAAAGGTGTTCTTTGTTGTTGTTGATACATTAGTTGCTCCTTTGTTTGTTATATTCCAAGTTTCTTTGCTTAAAATCTTCTTCTAAGCTATTGAGATATTTACAAGCTTTGAAGCCTTTTAGATACTTAGGCTTAATTTGAAATATCCTCATTTCTACATCCTTAACAGGCTCTTTTGGAATATTAATAACTGCTAAGAACTCAACTTTTAAATCGGTAGAATCTTCCACCAATTTTTTATAAGTATGAATTTGAATTGGCATATCAGGGTAAAAATCCTTAGATGTTTTAAAATCTAATATTCCAATCTTACCTTTATACTTAACTAAGGCATCCAATGTTCCACAACAATCGATTTCTTTGCTGTAAAAAGTTTTCTCTGTTCCGATTACCTTAATTTTTTTGCTATCCCAAAACTTCTTAAACTTTGAAAACATAGTTTTTAGCGGCTCTGAGTTTGGAGTAATGACTTCTTTACCATTGATATAATCTTCAGCTAAAGAGTGCATATTAGTCCCAATGTGCATAGCATTTTCTTTTATTTGTTTTACCCTATATTTAAGTTCATCTAAAAGTTTTTGAGTCTCGTCTATAGGTTTCTTATTATGTTTTTGTAGCTGTTGTAATGCTTCATAAACACAATTCTCACTCCACCACATCAAAGCACCTTTTCCAAACCTTTCGCCTATGATTGTAGTGACTCCTTTCTTTTTAACACCATCAACAGTATATCTTGCACCTCTACCTTTGGGATTAAAAAGAATTGTTTGTCCATCTTTTGTTTTAGTCTCTATTGTTGCCATATCCATTCCCTCTCTTTGTTAAAAATTTATAGCCATTCTCAGTAATTGGCTGAACAAAATAATTTCTGTCACAATTAAGAAATTCAGATAATTTTAACTCATTAATAATACTTACAGCATTTACACCTTTTTCGTATTTTTGTATTTGCTGAAATGTAACATTAACTGCATTAGCAACTCTTGTCTGAGTATAGCCACGCATTAGTCTCATCTTCTTTAATTGCAAACCATAAATCTTTTTCAAAACTTTATCGTTTTGATGATCTGAAACACCGAACATATTTAGATTTGGTGGGATCAAGTGACTTATCTCTGCAATCTTATCTTGGTTTTTTATTATCATAAAAAGCCCATTCCTTTCGTTCTCTCTCTGTCAATCTATTGAATTGCCCTTGCCAACAAGTCCGACAGAGTAATGACTCGTTAAAAAGGGTACTTCCTACAAACCATGCTAATTTATCTGCTTTTTCAGTAAAGCACTTAGCACAGATGAAAGCTAGTATTTTATCTTTCTTTGATAGTTTAGGCATTAGTTCAACACCTGATGATTTCGACCCAAAAGGCATTTTCTATAAATGTCTGTATATTGAGTCTCAGCTTTTGGAGACATAATCCAAAAATTTATATTACCAAAAAATGTCGTATTGTTTTTTGCAAGTTTTTCACACAAAATCTTATCGTTAGAAATTTCACTTGCGTTAGTTGTTTCAAACTTAGACTTGCCTTTTGTATCAATAATCGGCTCAAATTTGGCACACCCATTTAAAAAAGCGACAAGTATCGCTACTAAAAGTATGTTTCTCATAACTATTTTTCCTCTCTCTTTATAAAGTCGCTGGATGATATTTTATTTGGTGCATCTTCCAAGCAACCTGTTTCTTTTGAAACCTCAGTTTCTTTAGCTTTTCCAACAAGTCTTGTTCTCTCACTATTTGCTTGTCGTACTTTGCCTGAAGTTTCACTATTTGCTTTTGCATTTAGCTTCTCCTTTACAAAGTTTTCCACCTCTATCACAGGTGTTTTGGGATGAAATATAATCCCAAAATCTTTATAAACTTCTTCTAGCAAATTAAATGACTTATTTCTAGTGTTAATTGATAATATTAGTTTAGTCATTATATATACTCCCATCTACCTGATTTGCCTTTTTCTTTTACTTCTCCAGCTTTAGTAATTTTAATATCAACTTTCATTAATGAGTTATAAAATTGCTTATCAGATTTATTGATATATTTGATTTGATTTTTCTTAGTCATTTTTAAAACTCTTTTTGGTAAAAAAGGTTTTGCAATTTCTAACCTTAAATCATCTCCTTTTAATTTATTTAACTTATTGTAATTTACTTTATCCATTTGCTCTCTCCTTTTTAGGTTTGTTTATTTTAGGTCTTGTTATTACAGTTAAAGGCATTAAAAAATCTGTTTTATCTTGAATATGATTTTTTATTGTAGCTTCAACAGTAATTTTGTTTCCAATTTGGAATTTTGCATCTCCTCTATATTCAACTAAATCTTTTGAATTACCAAAATAAATTAATTGATTATCATTAATATCTTTAAATCTGTGAACAAAACATAATCCATATTCTCCACTAAAAGAATATATGTCTGTAATAGTTAATTCTAAATTTAATTTTTCTCCGATAGTTCCGATATGAGAATATTTTGCGTATCTAGCTTTTTTAGCTTCAAGTTCTAAATTCCATAAATGATCTTTATGGTCAAGAATATGTTGTTCGTGATATTGTGGTATTGTCCATCCTGTTTTCCAAGAATCTCTATACCAAATATTAACAGGAACATCAGAGCCAACATAATTTTTTGCTTTTGCTTTTGCTTCTTTTAAATCAGTTGATAATTTTGAAATATAAATTTCGCCATCATTTAAAATATAAAACACACCCTCAGCACCTACTGAGATGTGGTAGCCTGAGGGTATGTTGTCTTTATACATTATGCTCTCTCCTGTGTTAATAATTCTAAATCTTCTATTGGTAGATTTCTAATTTCATCTTCAGATAAACTTCTTAAATGTTCAATATGTCTTTGTTCTAAAAGTTCTCTTATGTGATGACGAAGATTTGACCAAGCATGATTAGGGTCTATTTGAAGTTCAAAAGTTTCTTCAATATTTACTAAAGAATCCATAGAATTTACTCTACCTCTATATAAAGTTATATATGGTGAACTCATACCAAGATGATTACCATGTTCATCTCTTTCCATTCTACCATTCCAAGATATTCTGACAAAATATCTATGTCTATAGCTTACCTCAAAATCAAAATTTATATTATTCATAATGTCCTATTTTAACCATAGTTAAGGTTGAATTACAACCTTTATTTTAACCGCATAAAACCTAGCTTATTTGACATTAGATACAACTAAAACGATAATATTTAATGTTTTTCGAATCAAAGCAAATCAGTTATAAATGATTCGTTATGATTTTTAAAAGTTTTATGATAGAGAGAAATTAATGCGAAAGCAGTTAAAGTATATTTTTTTCATAACAAATACTTTTAGGTTATGTGTTGGGCAGTTCATCTCTCTCTACTGCCCAGCACCTTTAGAGGAGATAAAATGACAAAAGATGATAGAGGGAATTTAGACCTTACCAAACAAATAGAAATTAAAGATCAAGAAATAAAATCATTAAACGATGTTATTATTAATTTAAAAAATATTATTGATAGTAAAGAATCTGAAATGACAGCTATGACTTATGCTAATGATAGTCATAGAGAACTAAATGGACAATTAAGAAAAGAAATAGATGAGTTAAAAACAGACAATAAAAAATTAGCAAAACAAGTACAAGATTTAGAAATATCAGCTAAAGAAATGTTGGCTTATCCATGATTATATTTGGACACCCAATACATCGTAAATATACAAAATCAATTTGTAGATTTGTTTTAGCTGTAATATCAATTATTGTTTTTATATTATTAGTTGGATGTTCAAAATTAGACTTTGATCCAGCTACAGGTATTTTTAGATATGTTATACAACAGGAGTTAAAATGGAAACCATGAACTTAAATAGTAGAGAAGCTTATAAAAAAATGACAGAAGCAAGTAGCTTATGGTCAGAATGGGCAGAAAAATCAATTATATTAGATGAGGGTCGTAAAGCTATGTTTAGTAAATTGTTTTTAAAATACAAACTAGATACTAAAACAGTTGGAGAAGCAGAACACAAAGCAAGAACTGACCCTGAGTATAAAGAAATAATTAAAAGTTATGCTCATGCAGAAGCAAATTTAATTAAAGCAAAGCTTATGTATAATAATTTAGATCGTTATTTATCTGTAAGACAAACAGAAGTAAAAAGAGATTTGACTCTTGCTGGAAAACAAGAGGGATAAAATTCTTTAAGCGATAATGCTCCCTTAAAGATAGACCCATCAGGGAGACTTGGTGGGTCGCTAATGTTTTGTAATTTCTAATCCTGTAATATCAGTAGCTTCAGTAATTGGCTCTATTTTAAATTCGTAATTAACAAGTTTAACATCAGGATATTGATTAAAGTCTTTTAATAAAGATGTAAGTTTATTTTTTTGTGGGTAGTTATCTATAAATCTTAAACAAACAAAATGACCATAAGGTTGATAATCAGATTCTAACTGAAACTCTACTTCTATAATTACTGCATCGTTGGTCATCCATATCTATACTATTTTTTTCTCATAATGTCCGCACCTTTAAGACCATAGATCGCAGAAACTACTCCAATAAAAATTGCTTGATACCAATAAGGAAGATTTTTAAAGTATTCAAAGAATAAATCTATTCTATCACGAATCGTAGGGTCGTCAGAGAAAACAGACCAACCCAATAAAAGAATAGGCAAAGATACAAGAACCAAGACAAATTCATCTTTCCAACCATTATCATTACTCTCAATAACTTTCGCTTTATATTCAATTTCGCCTTTCGCCATTTGCTCGGCATGGTGCATTTGAGCATCTGACATTAATTGTTTTGTTCTTTGTTTATTTTGATAAATCTTTGCTCCTGTCTTTACACCCAAGCTTAATAAATTCAACCACATTATTTTATCTCCTTTAATAATTCACAATAGTGAATTGCTTTGTCTATATCCTGATTACCATTTTTTTTATCATAACGACATACATACTTAATTATGTTTCCTTGTATAAAACTCAGTTTATTTTTAGTAATAAACTCAATAGGCTGTATTTTAAAGTTCTTGTAGTGCTTACCACCTATTTGTCTTTGAGTAGCCTTTAAAAGCCCTCTATGAGCCTTTAATGTACCCTTTTTGTTCCTCATACAAGCTTTTTAATCCAATTACCTTTATTATTCAACACCATAGGTAAAAGTCTTGGAATACCATCAATTATAATACCACAACCTAAAATAAACCTTGTTTTGAAATTTTTAGCATAGGCAAAAGCTAATGATTTTTGATTTATTAAACAACCCACATTCATAGCAAAAAAAAGATTATCAGGATTAGCCCACCAAGATATTACAAACTTAGTATGATAATGACCTTGAACTGCTGACATACCCATAGTTTGAGAAACTTTTAATACATCTGCCGATCTTCCATGTGTAAAAAAACATCTTTGTTTATTTGGTAAATCTAATGTTAAATCATCAACCCATTTCCATTTTTTTGTACCTAAAAAATCACCATAATCTTTTAAAAACTCCTTACTCATTCCATATTTTAATGCTCGTCTATAAACTAAGCTTGAATGATTTGATTCTACTTCAATCATTTTAGGATATATAGATTCTAATTCTTTAACATATTTTCTTGATAGTTTTAATTCATGTCCAGCAGAATATAAATCAGGGTCGTGTGTGTGCATATTAATAGCATGAAAATCTAATAGATCACCAATATTAACAACAAAATCAGGTTTGTATTGTTTCTTTATTTCTTTTAAAAATTCTATTGAGTCTCTGTGATGATATGGAATGTGGAGATCAGATATAACAAGTATTCTTTTATAGGTCATTATAAGACCTATACAACTATTTCGTGAGTAAGTAAAGTAATTGACCTAAAACTAAAAGACCAACAGCACCTAGACCATATAAGATTCTGTCTATGTCTTGCTTCATGTGATGTAGATGATTTTTAATTATTAAATCAATTTTCTGATTTACTAATTTAATTCTTCCATCAATCTCTACAAATTTTTCTTTACTTGATTTCATTTTATTTTCTTTTTCTTTTTACTGCTCTTCTTACCAAATCTTTATCATAACTGCTAGTCCTACCTCTACGAATTAATTTATTTACTCTAGCAAAAGCCCAACTATTCATAGTCATTCCTCTACGAGAGCCTGAAGAAAGAAATGCACCTTTGCCTCTATTAAAAGATGCTTTTAAATCTGAATATGTAAATAACTTAGATTTTTTTGCTTTTGCTTTTAATGTTTTTACAACAGAAGCAGATAGTGGTTTTCTTCTAACAGCCATTATTTATACCTCGCTTGAAACATTGATCTTGGTATTCTTTGACCTCTTTTATAAGCTTCTGACATAGCTTTAATAAGATTTGCTCTAGCTGATCTTTTACCA